AGCATGATCACCAGCGTGGACAGCTGTTGCGATCCGCTCGTACCCATTAGCAAGTGCAACGCCGGCTGCAATGGACAGCATGATCATGTTGCGGTTGGGAACCACAGTGGCCTTCATCGACTCGGCTGCGTAGTGACCCTCAGGCACGTCGACTCGAGAGTCTGTCAGAGACGAACCGATCAGGAGTGACTTCATGAACGCCATATCGATCAACGTCCACTCGATATTCAGGTCGAGAGTGTTCTGGAGAGCACAGTTCAACTCCTTGCGACCATGCCTTTGGCCGTAATCGAAGCTGATAGCACCCAACTTCTTCTCACCTTCATAGTGAAGTTTGTGCAACATCGTAATACTGTCCATACCTCCGCTGACTACTGCTAGTGTTGACAATGGGGCTCCTTTATATATTTGAAGGGAACAAACGTTCTGATCGCCCAGACTTGACTCGGTTGATAAGTGCTCTCTGGTCAAGTGTTGATAGGATTCCGTCAGCTTCTCTTGCATTCAATCTGAACCTTTGCATCACCTCGCTTCTCATTACTCCAGGCTTACCTGTGATTGTAGCTAGCACTCGTTGGACTTCTGCTTCAGCTCCAGTCCGACCAAGGTTAGAGATCACGTCAAGGGTATAAGTACGCCATTGTTCGACGTACGCGAATGCCTTTACAATGTCTTGTTCCTCGACTAGCACGTCAGTAGCCATACGACGTGCTGCGGACAGGAGTACTGCTGCCTTGAGACCTGACTTAGATAGTCTATCGAACGCCGGAGTCAGGATGTCCTTGTAGGTAGAGTTCAAGGCTGACATCAACATGTCGTTCTCAATCTGGTTGTAACGCTTCCATGCGTCGTCAGTTAGTTTAGCATCCCAACGTTTAGGGGCCTCAAGGAATCTATCTTCGACGTGTATTTGAACTGTCTGATCGTAGTGTGCCCTAATACGTCGCATCTTCCCTAACAGGAAGTCTTTCTGTCCGAGCGACTTATCTGTCGGGGGTCCTAACGGTCGGAGTCGTGTTACGTCTGACTCGGCGGTGATGAAGATGAAACGCGGCAGAAACCCCGACGCGACATGTTCGTATGTAAGTAGCGATAGTACTCGGTCACGAATTCCTCCAGCGAAGAGGATGAGGACGGGGTCACGCACCTCGATCGTCTCCTTGCGCAATACACGCTTCTGGAATTTACCGTCGTACAGTTTGGTAAGCGTCTCCGCCATACCCGCGTAGTAGTCCTTCTTGGTGATTGATTCCAAGAGCCCAGAGAATTCGTCACGTAGAAATACAGACGGTCGATTAGGCCTACCAGCCAAGGACGTGAATAGACCCTCGATAGAGCCATCGGTTGCCAGAACCGCATCACTGTCGATCTCCAGTACTAGGTCGATAGCCATATCCATAGCAGTGGTCTTACGAGTCAGCGTCGTGTCCGCAAGGATCATGAACCACAGGTTGGGTATCACGACGCCAAATGAGGTAGGCAGCCGTACCTTTCCAGCCAGTAGACTTGATAGGACGACAAATGCTCCTGCTTGATGATACTGCCAGGCGGCGTCACCAAGGCTCTTGCAAAGTTCGATGTACTCTTCGACAATACCGGACTCATTCTCAGCCCACTTTCTTTCCTCGTCGGACAAGATCGGCTTATCGTTGAATGCGGAAACAACAATGAACCCATGCGTGTCCTGGTATCGCAGATGAGCCTTGCAGACTTCCTTCCAGAGCATGTTGTCTGTACGGTTGTCACGCTTGTACTTGTTGCACTTAGCATTGCGTGCAACAGAGAAGACTTCAGCTCGTTCCATACCTGCTTCGAAGCAGATCATCTGCAGCTGCCAGAGTGACTTCGACCAGTCGTGCTCAGGCTGCATACTGTAGAGGTTCCAGATAGCCGGTTGCAAACGGTTCTTGTATGTCTCCAGTAGCTGGTCTGGATCTGTCAGCTCACTCTCGTCTGGCATCGGGAACTCAGTCTTCTGATATCCGTCAGCGACAGGGTAAGCATCGAAGTCACTAAGGTTATAGGCAACGTTCTTAGCTGACTTGAACTTAACTGTTGTAAGGCCTGTCTCCATGTACTTATGGTTAAACGTCATCGGGACTCTGAGTAGTTGAGTCAGATCCCAGCCTGACCGGTCACACCCATCAGTCTCATGGTAGAAGGCAATGCGACGAGTTACCTCTTCTGCCTCCTGCGGGTCCGTGTCTTCTTCAAGACGCCACAGGGCTTGGTATCGTTTTGGTGACGACTCGATTACCATTGAAGGCTCGACCAACATCTTGTCCGGCGGACAATAGTCTAGGTCAGCCCAGAGTGTCGTGCAAGTAGCAACTGTCTCTTTTGCTCGTCTACGAGTCAAAAAGAGCATAGGAGCATAGTACATGTCGTGAGAGACGTAGCTGACTTCGATGTACTCTAGCATTGTATCAAGTTCGCTAGGCCACTCGAAGAACTTTTCATTGAACTCTTTTGAGTTCGGATTCCTCCTTGCGATGCAGACAAAACCTTCAGACTCACCAAATATGAACTTGAAAAAGGTAGTTTGCTTCTCTACCGTTTCTGGAACGGCAATTGACACAGCACCCCCAATCTATTCAGTTGTCGTAGGACCCCGCTGAGGACTCGAACCTCAGACTAGGCCGGCTAAACCGGCGCCACGTGCATCCGTTACACCACGGGGTCTATCCTTACTTCCTGGCTGCGTGGGAGTGCTATGTGGGAAGCAAGGAGGAATTGCCAGCTGACACCTTGACACCAGAGGCCTTGTAGCCCTTGACGTCGTTGTAGGTGTTGCCATCAGCCTCACGCTGGGTGATACGGATCTGAAGTGTCTTACCGATGACATCAGGGATGTCGAAGTCGAGATCACCATCGACGGCGAAGCCTGTGGCGGCGAGGAGACCCTTCAGTGAGAAGAGTGCATGGGGGAGAAGCGTGGTGTTGTCCCACACCTTCCTGTTCTCATACGGCCCGTCCTGAACGGTGTACTCCCAGTGGATGTACTCCGAGCCGGGATTCTTCTCACTCTTAGACTCACGCACCTCGCCGTCGGTGACTGCGACGTTGTACCACCCGCTAGGAAGTGGCTCGAAGTCGTTGATCTCGGTATCGGCAAAATTGATCTTCATTCGGATGTCTCCTTGTGGTAGATCATGTCGTACAACATGGTCATGGTTGGGTCGGTTATTGCGTCAGGGAGTGGCTCTGGGGCATCGCGCCACTTTGCGATGTATTTCTCTGTTGCACCCGGCAACAAGAGTCTGTGGTTGGTCTTGTCAACAGTCAGGATGTACATGTACATCACGATGTCGACAAAGCCTGCCACCTCGTTGCTGAGCTTAGCTGACAGGGAGGGCTTGACAGTGATCTTACCTGTCTTATTGTCCCTATCGGTCATTGCCAAGGCTGTGAAGAGGACGTTCATCGGAAGGTCTCGGAAGGCTCTAACCATCTTCCGAATCTGTTCCGTGTTCTTGCCCCACTCACCTATTCCTGGCATATCAGGGTCGCGATCCTTCTCGCCGCTGGCCTTGATCATCATCGCCTCCATGATACCATACATGGAGAACTTTTGCATCTCGGTCAACGAGTCGAGAACGACCGTCTTGTATCCGTGGTTGCCGATGTACAGCTCATCGTACAGCTTCTGGATGTCCTTGAATGTCTCCACTCGAACGACGTCACAGGTTGGGTACTTAGTCCTCAGTGAGAGAGTACCACCTTCGACATCAATGAAGAGTACAGGGCCCATCTCAGGAACTGCAAGAGCTGAACCACACAGCATCGTCTTGCCTACGCCTGGGTCTCCGTAGACTAGAAGGTTGAACCAAGGTGGCCTGTCAGCTACCTGATCAACCCTCAAGCCCCCCAGAGTCCGTTGGGTGAGAGTATCCACTGTCGTCATCTGGTTTGTAATTCTCCTTTAGGATCCACTCTACGTCTGAACCATCGTTGATTGCCATACAAGGTAGACGGTAGTCGCAGAAACGGCAACTGAATTTGTTTGGGTTTGGATAGATTCTTACGTTTGGGTCGAGCATGTCGGCTGTTTCGAGGGCGATCTGGACGCCGAGGTTACGTAACTCCTCCTGTGACCGATGAACCTCTGTGCGACGGAAGTATTGCTTGCCACCGATCTTCAAGTAGTTGAGGTAGTCCTCATACAGGTGGAGTGGTTCGTTGGCCTCCGTTAGCGTCTGCAGACACAAATCGTAAGTTGTGTTCTGATTCTGGCTAATAGAGTACCAGCGACCTTTGTACTGCCTAGTAAGTAGTGCGGGCGGCTCAGGCACACCCTTGAACAGTTCGTTGTAGATGACACCTGCGATCTTGATGCCGAGCTGCTCTTGCAATGCCCAAGCATAGGAT